ACCGAAGTCTCGACCAAGGGAACCACTGTGCGCACTGCGGCAGCGAACACCGGTCATGACGATATCAAAACCGCAGTATCTACAGAGGAAACAGAACAAACCATGGACAACATCAAAGACGCAGTCAAGGCAGCCATCAGCGAACTCGCAGGCGAGCCCGTAGCAGGCGGCACGATCCACAACGGCCCAGCAATGAAGGCAGCGCCAGCCGCTGTCGAGACCACGAACCCATTCGATACCAACGAGTACCATCAGGCGTACAAGTCGTTCATGCGTGGCAGCGAAGACGCATCGGTGTTGAACACCCTGCACAACGCCAAGAAGTCAGCGTTTAAGACACTGACCGAAGCAACGAACAACGACGGCGGTTTCACCGTTCCGACGACCATCAACCGTGAAATCACGGCACGCCGCGACGAACTCTCGTTCTTGGGTCAAATTGGTTTCACTCGTGTCACCACGGAATCGTGGAAGCACATCATGCCTGCGCAGTCCGTCAAGGCTACCCCGGGGATTGTTGCCGAAGGTGTGACCGCAACGGCCAGCGAGCCAAACCTCGCCAACTCGAAGACCATCCAACTCTACAAAGACACTCTCGAGTTCGCTTTGTCCGATGAACTCATGGCCGACACGTCGTCGAACCTCGAAGAGTTCCTGCAGAACGAAATCGCACGGGCGATGGCAGTCAGCGCCAACAACTACATCGTCAACGGTTCCGGTTCTTCGCAGCCTTATGGTTTGCTCACTCGGGTAACGAACACCTTCGCATTCAGCGCAACGGCAATCACCAACGCGCAAATCGTTGGACTGAGCACCGACGTTGCAGGCGAATACCTCACCAACGGTCAGACCGGCTTCATCATGCAGAACAGCACTTGGGGCGCATTGAAGACCCTCGACCTGACCAACTACAACCGCATCACCGACACGGTGAACGGTCAGCGCACGGTCGAAGGATGGCCGGTGATGTTGTCGGCACAGATTCCCGCAATCGGTACGACCAACAAATCCATCATCTTCGGTAACTACTCATACTACGCATTCGTGGAGCGTGCAAGCGGTGTCCAGATCGAGCGATGGCGCGACGTGCGCAAGGGCTTGACCTACATCGTCGCTTCATGGCGCTACGGTGGCGACGTGACCCAAATCGAAGCCTTCGCAGTCGGCGTCCACGCTTAGTCAATCAGGGAGGTGTCAAGGATTCCTTGACACCTCCCTACCAAACGGAGACCCCACATGAAAGTACAAATGTTATCCGGCATCGTGTTTCGTGACGCAGCCACCAAGGCGTGCACACCGTACCAAGCCGGCGATATCATCGAAGTAAGCGACGCAGACGCAAAGATTCTCATTGACGAAGGCTCAGCCGTCGCAGTGGAATCAGAGCCAGTCGAGAAACCAAAGCGCACCACGAAGGTGGTCTAAATGGCATACGCAACCGCAGCGGATTTGCGTGCGTACATCGGCGCAACCGCAACGACGGACGACACACAACTTGGCAACGCGGTGACCCGTGCGCAGACCGAAATAGAGCGACAGACGCACCGGCTCTTCGAAGCGTCCGCAGACACCACGCGCTATTACACACCGTTGTACCGTCGTGACGTGTTGGGCGATCTCGAGGACGACGGGCGCACGCTGTGGCTCGGTGCTGACCTTTGTGCATTGACGTCGATAACCAACGGCAACGGCACTGCAGTTTCACTGTCGGACGTCGTGACCGTTGATTTGAACATCAAGCCATGGTACGCAATCCGACTCAAAGACAGCGCAAACATTGAGTGGACATTCACCGGATCACCGGAGTATTCCATAGCGGTGGTCGGTCGCTTCGCATACTCTACGACGCCACCAGCGGACATTGTAAGCGCCACGTTGATGCTCGGGGCATATCTGTACCGGAGGCGCGAAGGCGGCCCGGATACAGACCGCAACATCATCAGTGCTGACGGTGTACTCATGGCTCCCGCACGGTTTCCGACCGATGTATCAACCATCATCAAGAAATACGTGAGGCACTCATGAGTTCACAACTCGACAGCATCCTTGACGCGGTCGAGGCAATGAGTGTCAGCGGTGTGACCACGGTATACCGCGGGTCATCGTTGAAGGACTCCGCAGAAATTGCGGACATCCCTATGCGTATCATCAGCGCCATTGGCATGAGTTCCGCACGGGTGCAAACCAAGACCCTCGGCGGTACTGGCCATGTGATGATGGCAGAGTGGACTATCACAGACCTTGCACTACTCCGCTCGGCGGGGATGGGGCTTGGTTTGTCCGATGTTGCGCCAAACGTCGAATCATACCTCGCTGCGTACCACAACGCAGTGCGCACACTGTCGGCGCCATCGTGGGCAGTTGTTGACCTTCGCTGTCGTGCGCAGGTCTTGGAATTCCCAGCGGCATCGGGCCGTAACTATGACGCCGTTGTGGCGACCCTTGTATTCCGTGAGATTAACCAATAGGAGACTGAACCATGGCACAAACCACAGCCGCAGTCAACGGCGTTGCTTCAACCGTAAGCATCAAAGTTGGCGCTGGATCGTACGTTGACATCAGCGGAGCCACGCAGAGCGTAGACGCCGCAACCGCAACAGTGATGAACTCCGACACTTACACGTTCGACGGCAATGGCGCAATCATTCTATTGGGCAAGTATGAGCCAGTCGATGTGACGGTAAACATCTTGTACACCGAGACCGTCACCACTGAGCCGTTCATGGTTGCGCAGGCAGCATTCGCAGCGAAGAGCGCAGTGCAAATCAAATGGGTGCCACGTGGCGCAGGCTCAGGAGCCAACACCATCGAGACCGCAGCCACCGGCTACATCACATCGATTGATTACCCAGCCGTTGACGCATCCTCAGCCGATGCGCTCATGGTTTCCTTCACTGTACGTTGTCCGGCCATCACGTACACTGACGTCGCATAGTAGGGCGTGCGGTCATGGTGGGGCGTGACCGCGTGCCAACATTTAGCCCCACCCATTTTTTTACGAAGGAGACACCCCACATGTCTATTGAGTACACCATTGACGACGACGCGTTGACCATTGGAGACATTATCAAACTTAAGGAAAGCGGAGACGACACAGACGTCATGCTTGATATCCTTCGTAAGTGCGTAACGGTAAAAGGCGGAAAGTTTGAAGACATTCCGGCGAAACACTTTAAGCAAATTGTGTTAGCCGTGCTTGGGCCTGTCAATCCTTCACTGGGAAACTCAAAACGGCGCTGAGCGCACACCTTTGGGTGGGCGAAGAAGCGCCGATGGAATACATACGGCTAATTATGTGTCGCGACGTGTACCACTGCACACCGACGGAACTTGAAGCAGTGCCATGGCGAATCATTCAACAAGACATCACTATGATGCACGTCGAACGCACGGTACGCGCGCGAAGGAATAAGAAGTAATGGCCGAAGAGACCGTATTAATTCGCTTTAAGAGCGAAGACGAAGCAAGTAAGGGTACGAAAGCCGTCAACGACGGGCTCGACGATGTGGTCACAAAGACCGGCAAAGCGGGCTCGTCGTTCTCTGGCATGGGCACCGTCATGAGTGGCGTTTTGCAGGGCGTCGGCCAAGCGCTTGGCGGCTTCGCTATGCAGATGGGAAGCAAAGCGCTCGGTGCGGTCACTGATTTTGTCAGTGGAAGTATTGGCGAAGCATCAGCGTGGAACTCTGTATTTGCGCAGACGCAAGCGGTGGTAAAGTCAACGGGCGAAGCCGCAGGATTGACCGCAGACGAGATGGGCGAGATGGCGTCATCGATGAGCGCAAGTGCAGGTGAATCACTATTCTCTGATGACGCCATCCTTGGTGCGCAAAACGTGCTTGCAACGTTTACCAACATCAAAGGTCAGAACTTCGGAAGCGCGACGCAATCCATCCTTGATATGTCGCAGGCGCTCGGCATGGACTTGGACAGCGCAGCGATGCAAGTCGGCAAAGCGTTGAACGACCCAGTCGCAGGCTTGGCAGCACTGAGCCGAAGCGGCGTGCAGTTTACCGCAGAGCAAGAAGCCATGATTAAAGCCATGGTCGAAGCGGGCAACGTCGCAGGCGCGCAAGAAGTCATGATGGCGGAACTTAATACGCAATTCGGTGGAAGCGCAGCGGCTGCTGTGGACACCTACGCAGGACAGCAGGTAGTCCTTAAAGAGAAGTTCGCAGATATTCAGCAAACGCTCGGCAGTGCACTGATGCCCATCTTGATGGAATTCGGTACGTTCATGTCGGACACCGTAGTGCCAATCATTGCGGACGTTGTCGGATCGTTGGCAGGATGGATTAATTCCATGCAAGCGACGGGCGCCACGTCGGGAGTCTTCGACACCATACGCAACGCCATTGCAGCGGTACCGGGTATCCTCGAAGTACTCAACGGTTACCTTGCACAGGTGCTCGTCTTCTTGCAACCGTTGACCGATGCGGCAACAACCTTTGGCACTATCTTTGTCAATGCAATGATTGGCGCAGGCACTGCAATTGCGGAATACCTCGGATCGCCTACGGTTATGGCGTTTCTCGAGGGCCTGCAAACGTTGCTCGGTGCGCTCGCTACGACGGTGCGTGATATTCTCGTGTTGGCATTCCAAGGTGCGACCATTGCATGGACATTGCTCAGCGACGCATTTACCATTGCATGGCCGTATATTCAAACCGTGCTTGATACGTTCTTTAACTTGGTGACCATAGTGATGGCGGCGGTGAGCGGTATTCTCACAACGTTGTCGCAACTGGTGACCGGTGATTTTGCCGGCGCTTGGACGACGTTGAAAGAGACCGTCGGCACGGCATTGACTGACCTCTGGGAGTTCTTCAAGACGCTTGACAAAAACCTGATGACGTTCTTTGACACCATCAAGCCCGAGGCTTTGAAACTTGGTAAAAGTTTGATTCAAGGTATTGCCGACGGTATCACAAGTGGCGCAACGCTACTCAAGGATGCGGCGATGACCGCAGCAAAGGAAGCGTACCAAGCAATCAAAGACTTCTTCGGCATTTCGTCACCGTCGAAACTGATGCACGACATGATTGGTATCAA